CATTATTATTGTCTTATTGTAAACCTAACAAATTCCACACAGCCGCTTCATAAGTTTTGCCGTGCTTTAATAATTCTTGTTTGACTATTTCGTATTCTTGTTGTGTGTAATTTAGAACAATCTTTTCGTAGTCATCCTCACTTGCTTCAAGTTTGTTATTGAATACCAGCGGCTCAAATTCCCATTCCTTCAAATTCAAATCAAATTCATTTGCCAAATTGTCAATAACTTCAAAGTCAAAATCTATTCCCATTTTTGCTGTTTGATTGTCGGCTAACGCCAGTTCACGTCCCTTCTTTGAATTGATAGAAACGTCGTTTCGTTTTACTGCGATTATTTCATTCCCGTCTGTTTCTATGATCTTAATGTTTTCCAATCCAATTTGTCCCGCAACTTCAATTACTCCATTACCAGCAATAATATTATTGTCTTTATCTAACAAGATAGAACGACCAGCACCTAATTTAGAAAGAGACTTTTCAAGTAGTCGCATTCCTTTTTCTGTGTGCTTGTTAGCATTTTTTGTATCAAAGTTTAAATCTTTGATTGTTGCTTTATCCATTTTGCTTTCTTGTTTCATTTTACCCATATTATATTTCGCTCACAAATCGTTACTATTGAATTTTTATTACCTTCTTAATAGTTTCTATTGGTTTCAATTACAAATCCTCGCTGTGCCCTTAAAAACACTTAATAATAAATTTCAAAAAAAACAAAGTCCTATTATTATATATATTATTATTTATATTATTATATTATATATACAATGGGTTGTTTTGCACCATTGCAATGGTCGGTTTCGCACCATTGGAATGGGTCGTTTTGCACCATTCCAATGGGTCGTTTTAACCCATTGATGATTTTTAAGAACTTACAGACTTTTATTAAGAACTTACAACGATTTTTTACGTTTTAATATCAATTTTTTCTGTAACTACAATTTGTGTTAGAACGAGTAATAGTCGATAAAGTTCAAACGTTGAAAATTTTGTAATTTGTTTGGCGTCTCGGATAAGTGAATTTACTTTATCGTCTCCAATTTCATTTCGTAATTTTTGTTCAAATACTTGTAAATTACCTTGTTTCATTACGTTACAAGAATTACATTGTGGGCGTGCATTGTCAAAATTCCAACGTGTCGCAAAATAACGACGACTAATAAAATGTCCACATTGTAGTTCTTTAATTGGAAAAACTTGTCCGCACGTGTAACAGGTATTTAATCCGTCGGATGAATTGCGGTTACGAACAATGATTGAAAATAATCTATCCAGTTTCCCAATTAATTTATTTCTTGCGTTCATAATACAAAATTAACATTTATCAATACAGCAATTTTACGTAAATTTCTTTAATTGTTAGTGTTTAATTTTGTAAAAAAATATAAGTTACGATTATGGAACTATGGGTTGATGTATTTAAGACTGGCGAACACACCGATAGCAGTGGCGACACGCAGACGTGGACTGAAAACGATTTAAATGAAATTGCAAATCTTTATAACAATCAAAATCCCGACGAACAGCACCTCGCCCCTATTGTCTATGGACACCCAGCAAGCGAGGACGCCGCTTTGGGTTGGGTGGACAAGTTGAAAGTTGAAGGCAATATCTTAAAGGCAAAGTTAGTTGATTTAAGCGAGCAACTAATTCAATCAATCAAGGACGGAGCTTATAAATTCCAATCAATCGCTTTGTATCCGAACAGACTTTTACGCCATCTTGGAATACTTGGAGCAGTGCCGCCAGCGGTAAAGGGTTTAAAGCCTTTATCTGAATATTTCTCAGATAGTCAATTTCTGTTATTTGAATTTGCCGCAAACGACATTAACGATATTGAGAAAATCAAGGAATACATACGGCAAAAATACGGAGAAGATGATTACCAAATTATGTTGAAAGATTTATTATTATTAAAACCAGGGGACGACCAAATGGACACAACAACACAAAATAACAACATACCAGCAGATAATACACAACAAGCATTAAGCGAAGCAAAATTTAACGAAATGGGTGTGAAAATTAAAGAATTAGAAAGAAAGAACGAGGAATTAGCTTTTGACTTATTCTTTAATGAATTAGCATTACAGGGTTATGTAATTCCAGCACAGAAGGAATTAATTAAAAGTATTGCAGTTCCAAATTACCAATTTGGAGAAGGGAAAACACTACTTACAAATCTAACAGAATTAATTAAAACGTTTCCAAAGCAAGTTGAATTTAAAGAGGTGGCAAAAGAAGCACCACCAACAGATGAAATAGACGAACAAACTAAAATGATTATAGACTTAATCAAAGGAGCAATATAATGAGCGATTTAGGTATTACAAATACAGGAAACATTGGTGTCAGTAGTATTTTCTATAAAAATACCGATACTTATGAAATAAAGGGAACCATTGAAAGCGGGCAAGGAGTGTTACCCGTTGGAACGGTATTAAGTAAGGATGTTGCAGGCACTAAATACATTAAGTGCACAGACACAACGAAAATTGAAGGCGTTCTAGGAGAAGACGTGGACGCAACAAGTGGCGACGTTGCAAACGTTGTAATTTACGTTCACGGGCAATTTCTTACTAATGAATTAACAGCAGGCGTTGCGTTAAGCGATGGTGCATATAAATACGGAACATTAAATTTTAAATCGGAGATATAGATATGTCTATTGATATGATAACAAACTGGCGGAGCTTAACAGCGGGTATAAATAGTTTTAACACACAGCCAACGTTTGCGTTGAAAAATATCTTTCAAGCAACTGAAAGCCACGCATCTGATATTATAGATTGGGAGGTTTGGACAAGGACGTCTAAATTAGCATCATTTGTAAGTGATACTGAAAGCCCAGTACCAAGCTCCAAGGGAACTGGCGTAACTTATTCTGTTAAAATCCCAAAAACAGCAAATATTAAATTATTCACAGCGAAAGAATTAGCCGATTATAAAAGGCTCCAAGACGCTGGCTACATACAGAATGCAAGCCAAAGACTGCAAGCACAAGCACAATTTGTAACTGACGAACTGAAATATGAGCAACTTGCAGTAATGCGGACACGTGAATATATGGCTATGAAATTACTTGTTGATGGTGCATTAACCGCTGGCAATAATACAATCACTATGAATTACGTTACTAACAAACAAACATTCACATTAACAAGTGGGAATAAATGGAGCGATAACGGCGTTAATCCGTTGGATACAATAGATACATACAAATCAACAATAATGAAGCGTTCAAATGCAGTTCCTAATATTTGCTTATTAGGTTCAAACGCATCAAGTTATTTCAAAAAAAATGATACTATTCTTAAACAATTAGACACCAATAATTACCGTACTGGTGCATTAGATTTAACACAGGGCATTACAGAAGGCTCGGTTATATTCTTAGGAACAATACGTGGAATTAGTTTCTTTGAATATGTCGGAACTTATGATGATGGCGGCACTTCAACAGATATTATGAATGCCAATAAGATTTGTTTGTTAGCAACGGACGGTTCATTCAGAATGCACCACGCACCAATTATAAAAACAGATGGCATATTCCAAGATGATATTTACGTAAGAGTTACAGAAGACCCGTACGGCAATTGGAAGAGTTGGACAATTGAACAAAAATCATTACCTATTGTTCACAATAAAGATTTAGTAATAAGTGCAACGGTAGTTTAAGATGTATATAACAAGTGATTATTTTATCAATATAATGACTGAAAGAGCAGTTGCTCAGTTAACCGACGATGTGAACGGGGAAACTATTAATACAGATTTAGTTAATCTTATTATTGCTAATCAATCCGAGTTAATTGATAATTATTTAAGGGGGAGATATTTACTCCCTCTTAAAAACTCGCATTATATTCTTAAAGCAATATGTTTTGACTTGGCAAAATACGAATTATACAAGCGGCGCAATGCGGTGAATGAAGGTGTGAAAGACAGCTATATGCAAGCAATGAAACTATTAGAGGATATTAACACAGGAAAGATTATATTGAACGAAGACAATATGAGCCAATCATTTATTTACATAACCGATAAATCGGTATATACCAATGACTTATAGTGAAATAGAAAGTAAGATAGTAGAAAGATTAAAGGAATATTTGCCAGGTTATGAAGTTGTAAGTTATCCGAGCAGACCGGAGGACTTTCAATTCACGCATCCGTTGGCTTCAATATTAGTAAAGTTTCAAAGCACGCAATATGTAAAACAAGCCGCAATGATTAATTATGAAGTTCACATTATTAGTAGAAGTCTGATTGGAGCAGAAGGGTATGATTTATTAGAAAAGACACGTGATATATTAACCAAAGACTTTGAAATTAACGGAACAAGGTTTTATGTTGTCAGCGAGCAACAATACGATTATTTTGACGGTAAATGGTTTTACCGATTGTCAATCAGTTTACCATTTTTGACTTTTCAAGGATATTAAAAAAAATAATATAAAGGAAAAAAAATGAAAAAAACATTCAGTGATATAATTAGCTTTATCACAAGGCACGCAGTGTGGATAACTGCAATTCTATTAGGATTGGCAGTATTAAGTCCTTTCTTGGAAATATACAACAAAGTGATTATTATTATAATCTTACTTGGCGTTGCGTTAGGTTGGTCTAATCTTGCAGTATTTTCATTTACCAAGATTAATTTAACAAAAAAAATAATGTCCGGCGATGATGGTGCATCCTCTCCATCGGAGCAGATAGCAACAGCAATCATTATTGCTGGCATACTATTAGGCGTTCATATTTTAGTCGGATTAGCATTTTACATTTTGACTTTAAATGTTTAAATACATAAAACATATTGCACTATTGGTAATTATTCTTTTCAATGTTGTGTATTCGCAACAGCGGTATGAATTACCAACACTTTTTGATACGAATTTGCCAAGAATACAATTAGCAGAAACACAATTAGGAATAAGAGAAGAAACAAATTTTTCTATCATCCAAGAATATTTACGGAGCGTAAATATCTATACGGACGCATCTTGGTGTAACGCATTCCAATATTGGCTAATGGATTCAGTTTGTAGAGAGTTACAAATTGTAAACCCAATGCCAAAAAGTGGTTTGGCAAATTCAAGTTACGATTATGCAATAAGAAAAGGGAATAGAACTACATTCATTCCACAACCCGGAGACTTAATCGTGTGGCGAACCGAGGGCAAGTGGACAGGACACGTAGGATTAATAATACAGACACGTAATCAAGCAAGTGTAATAACAATTGAAGGTAACACCTCGAGTAATTCTTTTAGAACGGGCGGTTGCGTTGAAAAAAAGGTAAGATTGACTAACCATCCAATTGGCAAGCATTTACTCAGGGGCATCGTGGGTTTTAAAGCACAACTTAAATCATAGAAAATGGAAGCAACTAACATAATATTTTGGGCGTTTAATGGACTCGCAGTTGGTATTTTTACTATAATGGCATATTTATTGAAAAATGTTTTTGAAGGCGTGAAAAAAGAATTAGCAGAATTAAAAGTAGTAATGAATGCGATACTTGAATTCGTGGCTATTCAGAAGGAAAAGAACAGCCATTACGGAGCAGAAATTAATGATATTTGGAACAAACTCAATCACATAGAAACAAAGCAAGAACAACACATTGAGTTAATCAATAAAATGAAAAATACACATAATTTAGTTCACCCGGACAAGAAGGTATAAAGTGACAATATTAGGTAAAGAATATGAAATAATAGAAGCAGACGCTACAATAATGAATGATAAAGTAGGCATCTGTGAATTCACAAAACAAAAGATTTACATTGCAACAGGATTAGCAGACGATTTATACGCAGATACTTTATTACACGAAATTTTACACGTGATTGATTTTACTATTGGATTAGAACTTACAGAAAAACAAGTTATAGGAATTGCTGGGGGGTTGTATGCCGTGTGGAAAGACAACCAAAACGTTATAGAGGGTATCAACAAGGAAAATAAGAAAAAAGTAAAATGAAATACGAAACAGACATAATACCAACTTGTCATACGTGCATACACTGGCATTATATTGGCATTCATCGTGGAGCGTGTCAGTCCGACGAATTCCAAGTAGTAACAGGCTACGATAAGAAGCACTATGTAACAACAAGGCAAGACTTTTTCTGTGCGGCTTATAGTCCCGACAGCGAATTAATTGATGACATAATTAAGGTGGACAATGACAACGACGAATAAAGTATTAACAATAGTGATATTATTAGCATCGGTTGTAATTATTATACTGGCTTTTCTTTTTGGAGAACGTAATTTCAAATTGCACGAAGCGTTAAATAACCCAGTAGTAACAATTACGGTAAGGGATACAATTTATAGCAATAAAATTGATACATTCCGAGTAGGTTATCCAGTAGTCAAAACTATCTATAAAGAAAAAATTGATACAGTAATAATTACACAAGCCTTTGAAAAGTCTATTGATACAACACTTATTGATAGTTCACGTTTGCAAGTTGTTTATATGTTCCCACAGGATACATTCAAGATTAAATTACAGACACGAATTAAAGAAATTTTTCAAAAAGATACTATCAAAACTTACATTGAAATTCCCGCACAGAAAGATTATACAACCCCGCTCATATATGGTGGCAGTGGATTAATTTTAGGCATAATCGGAGGGGTGCTGATAGCAAGATGAGAAGTAAAACACAGATATTGCAAGAATACATTAATCAATATCCAGAACTGGGACATAGTCCATTGGCAAAACTAATCATTAACGAGGTGTCCGAATTTCAAAACGATGAAGTGGACGTGTTACGAAAGGTAGTTGCTTTTATGCGGGATGGTGGTCTTGAAAATGATTTTTTTGAGGACGTGAATTTTGAATTAGATATTCCTGAAAGCTGGTACAACGACCCTGAAAAATTTGAGTTTGAAGGAAAAGTAGCAATAATAAATGATATTCATATTCCGTTTCACGATAAATACGCACTTAGAACAGCAATTGATTATTTAATCAAATACAGCCCTGACGTTGTTGTTTTGAATGGCGACGTTGGCGATTATTACGCAAATAGTAGGTTTGTTAGAGACCCGAATTTAAGAAATTTGGCAAAAGAAATTGAAATACTTAATCAATTTTTGGATTATTTACAAGGCAAATTCACAAAAATTGTTTATAAAGAAGGCAATCACGAGGAAAGATTATATGATTATATTTCTTTGAAGGCTCCGGAATTGGGAGATATTGAAGGGGTTAAATTACAGAACTTATTAAGATTGGAACAAAGAAACATAATTTTTGTTGACAATCGGAGTAGAATTAAGATTGGAAAATTAAGCGTAATCCACGGGAACGAAATACCAGCAGGTGGCATAATTAATGTTGCAAGAACAAAAATAATACGTGCAATGGGAAACGTTCTATTTGGACATCACCACGTAACGCAGGATTTTACACAGCGCACTATTGACGAAAAAGTAATCGGAGCGTGGTCAGTAGGGTGTTTATGTGGTTTATCCCCTCGCTTTTCCAAGTTCAATAGTTGGAACCACGGGTTTGCGATTGTGGAAACTGAAAGTAACGGCAATTTTGAAGTTCAAAACAAGAAAATTGTAAATGGACGGGTAGTTTAAATGAAAGCAGGAAAATATAACATTGATGCTTATTACAATAGAGATTACGTACAAGTCTTTGAATTTGATATTGATATAAGCAATTATGAATTTGCAGGCTCCATAGATTATAAAGGAAGTAAAGTTAATTTCACAATAACGAAACTAACCAGCACACAGATACAAGTTTCGTTAGAGAAATCAATTTTATCTCAAATGGTGCCGGGTGTATATTCTTATGATATTAAGATGGACAATGGGTTTGATTTACAAGTAATTGAAGGAAGTTTCAAGATAAACAACACGGTTACTAATTAGAGGACAAAATGCAGGTCACTATAACAGAAGAAAAATTGAATGTAAATACATACGATAAAGTAAACGTTAAAATTGGTGATGTAATTAGTTTGGTTGCAGGACAAGGCGTAATCCAAATTAACACGATTGTAAAAAGTTATAAATGTGGCGAAGCAATCGGAGGGCATAAAGTTGTTTATTTAGAAGGTGATAAAATATACATTGCAGATTATTTAAATTTAAACATTGTAAATAAGATTGTTGGAGTAACAAGGCAAGCAGGCAATACAGGTGATTATGTTGAAGTCGTTATTTTTGGTGAACTTGCTTATGATTTTGCAACAGATGCAGGCGATTATTATTTATTCAATGCTGGTATGTTACAAACTACAATTGCCAATAATGGAATTATTGTTAAAATAGGAAAATACGTTCAAGATAAAGTTTTATTTATTGAAATTGGTGAATACATTATTAGAAACTAAATTAAAGGGTAAAAAATGGCTGATAAATTTGTTTATTTAAGTTCGTCTGGACTTACAGAAAAAGCCGCAACAACCGCAAGCACGGGCGTTACTGATGCGGGCAAAATAGTGGCATTAGGGAGTGATGGTTATTTAGATATAAGTGTGATGCCTGTTGGTATTGGAGCAGACACAAGGGTTGCCGTTGCAAGTGAAAACTTAAATGCAGGGGATTTAGTCAATCTATATAACAATTCCGGCACGATAACAGCAAGGAAAGCAGACGCCACAGGTGGAATTGCTAAACAAGCCGACGGGTTCGTAATAACAGCGGTTTCAAGCGGGCAAAATGCAACGGTATATTTTGACGGAACAATAACAGGTTTAAGTGGATTAACACCAGGTGCAATCTATTATTTAAGCACCACGGCGGGTGGAATTACAACTACAATACCAACAACAACAGGTTATATTGCACAAATTGCAGGAAAGGCATTAAGTGATACTGAATTAACTTTTGAACCGGGCGAGCCTATCATCCGAGCTTAAAAGAAGGTAAAAGATGACCAAAGTAATAACATTAGGAACAAACGGACTACAAGAAGCAGATGTTGGCGGCGGTGAAGCCGTCAATATTCAAGCATTGTCGGCGGATAAAACACTAACAGCGACCGATGCTCCGATACAAATTTACACAATAAATGGCAACATAACAATCAATTTGCCAACAACCAATTTAGTAAGTGGTCAAAAATTTGAAATTTGGAATAAAAACGCATACAATGATAGTAATTACATCGCAATCAAACAAGGCACGACGACAATATACAATTTAACTTCGCAATCCGAAATTGAATTACGATGGGATGGAGCAAATTGGATACCTGTCTTTAATCAAAATGTTGCAATTGGATTTGGTACAGATAGTAATTATAGTTACGGCACAGGAGTAGGTAACGGTGCGAGTAATAATTATAATTTCGGCACAGGCATTGGTGCTTATGCGAATTGCAATTCTAATTTCGGCACAGGCATAGGTAGTGGTGCGAGTAATAATTTTAATTTCGGTACAGGAATAGGTGCTCAGACCACCTCTAACAGCAAGCAGGATAATACAATCGCAATAGGTGCACATTCAAGAGCGGAGCGCAATAGAGAACTTGTATCAACAGCAACAACAGGCATACCAAACAAGGCACAACTCACATTTCAAAAGTTTGTAGAAAAAGATTTAGCAAGTAACAGCAGTGCGTGGCAAGAATTATTTATAGATGGAGCAAGCGTAAGATTAACAATTATTGCAAGTTCTGTGTATCAATTTATGATACAGATTAATGCGATTGATAAAACAAATTTTAATGTAAAAACTTGGAAAGTAGAAGGCACGATAAAGAGAAATAGTTCAAATGTAACAAGTATTGTAGGTTCGGTGATAAAGACAATTATTGCTTCTGATACAGCCACGACAAATTGGGATGTGCAGGTAACCGCCGATGATACAAACGAGGATTTAAAAATTGAAGTGAAACACGACTCAGCAAACCAAGTTAGATTTAGTCTAAATGTTTTTGCAACAGAAACAAGGATTTAAAAAATGGCTTTAAAAAATAATACAACAGGCGAATATCTAAAAATAATAAGTTTCCAATTTGATTTTCAAGCAGGCAATCACCATATTAGCTATTTAGTATTTGCCAACGTGGAACAAAGACAACGCTTTGATGCGGGCTTGTCCGAGTACGAAACTTATAAGCACGGACAATATAACGGCATTGGAATAATTAATGACGCTCTCAATGTAACAGCGACAGGGAACGCAAAAGACGCAATTTTCAATGCCTGTTACACGGCTTTAAAAAATGATATGTTCAAAGATTGGATTGATGATTAGATGGCAAAACTATTCCAAATATTAGATACTACGAATGGACAACAGGGATTAAAAAATCTTACTGGTGCTGATATTGGGATTAATACTACTAACTTTAATCACAATTTAAGCAATTTAGACACAAATATACAGACGGCATTAGATACAATTGATGATTTAGTTATTGATAAAGTAAAAGCAAGTTCAAGCGACACTACAAGTGGTTATTTGATAGACAAATTAAGCAGTACAGGTATAATTGGAATAAATGAAGTTAATCATAAAGCAAATTTAAATGTTGAATTACCGGTAATTACAGAAGTAATTCAAGACAACGCCTATTATGACTGCGGAACAAAAGTTTTACGCACTTTCCCAGAAAATACTAATTTAGAAATTGGAAAGAAATATTTAATGACTTTTAACTTTGTGATTGAACCCGGGGGCGATTGGAATGGTTTATTTGGCAATGTGTGCAGTGTAACATACACAGAAAATGGAGTTGAATATTTAGTTAGTATTTATGAACATAATTATCTATTATATAATATATTACAAGCATGTGCAGGAGCAATTCCGTGTTTGAACTTACAAGACATAGGAACTGGGTTTGTTCTGCAAGGTTCCAAAGTAATTACAGCAGAAGACGTGGGCGGCGTTGGAAAAGTTCAATTATATTTCTTGATTTATAACGGACATCCACAATGGCGAATTTATAGTGCAGATACTTATATGAATTTTATAGAATTTATAAAAATTAAAGAATAAAATGTTAAACAAAACAATTGATGGAGGTTATTATGGGCGCAAGTTCACCAGCAATGAATAAGGTTGCGTTTTTTAGAGCAACTTATAACGGTACAAATTGGTCAATCTATAAGACATTGACCGGAACAGCAACAGCAGCAACTCCCGCAGATGCAGGATACATACTCACAGGATTAATTGAAGAGGGTAAATATGATTACCAAGAGGATGGCACATTGAAAGTGTCGTGGACACAATACAACGACGATGAAGCATTTTACACATTTTTAGATACTGTTGCTCCTACTACGCAAACAAGCGGCAGTAGAAGCAGTAAGAATATGGAAGATGGTTCTAAGCTATCAGGCGATGCGGCATCAGGCAATTATGTGATTATGCTCGCTTATACAACGGTGGCTAATAATAAAGTTAAGACAATCGCCGCAGTTGGAAACATTGCCAAAACGTCAGGTTCGTTCGGTACAAAATACGATGACTGGGCATCACCAACGTTAGAATTCACATCGGCACTTGCATCAGCAGATTTAAGCATACCAGCAGGTTTATTTGATATGTACAACGCAACAACAAATGCAGGTGGTATATTAGATGCTACAGCAGTTGGAGCATCACAAGTAATTCCAACGCAAAGCT